TCTACTCAACGCTAAATGAAATCCTCCGTCGCGGCGGGGTGTACAAGAACGGCGCTGTGGTGTGTCACCTCGATCTCCGGCACAGTGATGCTCTTGAGTTTATTACTACTCCTCGATCCGAACTACCTTGGGTCAAACGATGCATCAACATCACCCCCGAATGGTGGGAGGGGTGTTCGTTTAAGGAGGAACTCCTACACGCCATCAAGTCAGGTGACGTCTGGCTAAACAAAGTTAAACATGACAAAGATGGAAAACGAATCCGAGGTAATGTCTGCCTGGAGGTATACCTGCCCTCACGCGGAACGTGCCTGTTGCAACATGTCAACCTGGGTGCCTGTGAATTCGACGACATCCCGCGAGCTTTCTCTGAAGGTATGCAGGAGCTGTGCACCCTCCACGGTCGAACTGGCGTTGGCGATTCAGGAGAGTATCTCCCTAGCGACACAGACCGACAAGTCGGACTTGGAATGCTCGGACTGGCAAATCTCCTACGGCGGTACGGCGTAACTTACGAACAGTTTGGTCTTGCACTGGAGCAATACAACGAAGGTGACATTGTTCGGACACCTGCTTATGAGTTAGTAACCGCTATCGCATCAGGTGTAGATCTTGCGGCTGGTGTTGCTCGTAGGAACAACATGGTTCGTGCCTTTGCAATCGCTCCCACAGCGTCTTGTAGCTACCGCTCACGAGATGTTGATGGTTACACCGCTACGCCTGAGATTGCACCACCTATTAGCCGGACGGTTGACCGCGACAGCGGTACGTTTGGTGTACAAACTTATGACTATGGCGACGTCGAGATCGCCAGCAAAGTCGGTTGGGATAACTATAAGCGTGTTGCCGATGGCATCATGACTTTGCTCGACCGCACGGGACTTCTTCACGGGTATAGCTTCAACAGTTGGAGTGATGTTGTCAACTACGACAACGCCTTTATCGAAGAGTGGTTGGAATCTCCTCAAACCTCCCTTTACTATTCCTTGCAAGTGATGGGAGACGTACAAGATAAGTCAAGTGCATATGCAGCACTGGATGAAGACGACGTTGAAGCTTACTTGGAAGGTCTCCTCGTACCTGAGGAAGAACTTACCTGTGACTGTCAAGAATGAATCCGTACGAAAAACTACTCAATCGAAAAAGAAAATGGACTCCGGTCCAGACAACTGCCGGTACATGCAAAGAAGGTGCGGAGGAAACGATCCTCCGTGCTCTTGCATTGAGGCACATGGAACTACCTGTGGGAGATTTTATTACTGATGCTCTCTCTTCTGAAGTACCAAGTAATGCACGGGAGCTTCTCTACTCCAACGTTCTCGACGAAGAGAATCACGACGTCGCACTTGGTTACATCGCCAATGCTTACGGCGTTGATGAAAAAGCTGAGAAGGAAGCCCTTAGGCTTAAAGCCGCTTGGGAAACACATCCAGATCACACGATCACCAAAGCACTTGTTGCCGAGCGTGCAATCTTCTTCGTTCTTTTACCATTCTTTCGCTTTAATGGTGACGCTGGTATGAGGACCGTTTCTGCAGATATTTCCAGAGATGAACAAATTCACGTGGCTGCCAATAGTCTGGTTCATACTGAGCTGGGGTATAACATCAGTCCTTCTCTTGATAAGCTCAGGAAAGCAACTATCAATTGGGTGATGCAACCCCTTGGTAGTAATGCCGATAAATATCTGGACAAAAAATTTTGGCTGGATTCAAGTGATCGCTTGATGTATGAGGGCAAGGCTCCTGAGCTTGCTGAAACTAAAGCAGCTCGGATGCCAGCTTTCTTTGAACACTCTAATGTCAACCTCCCCCAATACGCTTGAGGCAATCCTCGGACCAAACCTTGAGCAGATCTACGACGAACTCGAAGAAATCTTTCCACCTGTTAACCCCACTCCTGGCGATGACCTAAGTCAGATCATGTATAGATCTGGACAACGTCATGTCGTCGAATGGTTTAAACAACGAATGCAATTCTAATGTGTATTTTCAATCAACCGAAACCACCTGAAGTCAAACCTGCAGCACCGCCGCCGCCGACACCGCCGCCGCCGCCTGCTCCCAAACCTATTCCTGAAGCGAAACCTTTGGATGCTGGGCAGGAAGACACCAGGCCAAAAGTTAAATATGGTCGGAAGAAATCTACTGATGTCCGTGCACGTAAAGGCACTGACTCACTAAAAATTCCTCTTAATACACCTCAAGCTGGTGGCAACACTGGAGGTCTAAATGTCTAATGCACGTATGTGCTACGACCGGCTCTCTTCACACCGCAACTCTTTCCTAAGTACTGCAGTTGATTGTTCTGAGCTGACGTTGCCGTACCTGCTTACTGAAGACACTTCATCAGTTAACTCTCGCAAGCGACTGCCTCTTCCTTGGCAGTCCGTGGGAGCTAAAGCTGTAGTAACACTGGCATCCAAGTTGATGCTGGCGTTGTTGCCACCCCAGACTTCCTTCTTCAAGCTACAGGTACGTGACGATAAGTTGGGTGAGATGGATTCCCCAGAGATCCGCAGTGAGCTGGACCTTTCGTTCAGCAAAATTGAGCGGACCATCATGGATTACATCGCCGCTTCTAATGACCGCGTCGTAGTTCACCAGGCAATCAAGCATTTGATTGTATCTGGTAACGCCCTTATCTTTATGGGCAAGGATGGTCTCAAGAACTTCCCACTGAATCGGTTTGTTATTAACCGTGACGGTAACGGCAACGTTCTAGAGATTGTCACTAAAGAAATGATCAGTAAAGAGTTGCTTAGTGATGTTCTCTATGACGACGAAAGCGTTGTAGATGACTCTAAGGGCAACGAAAAAGAGTGCGATGTTTATACCCATGTGAAGCTAGAGAATGGCCGCTGGGTCTGGCACCAAGAGGTCTTTGACAAGGTCATCCCTGGTAGCCGTAGCACCGCTCCTAAGAATGCAAGCCCTTGGCTGCCGCTTCGTTTCAACACTGTTGATGGTGAAGACTATGGCAGGGGTCGTGTAGAGGAATTCCTCGGTGACTTCCGTGCACTTGAATCGCTTAGCCAGGCACTCATCGAAGGCAGTGCTGCTGCCGCAAAGGTTGTGTTTATGGTGTCACCATCTAGCACTACAAAGCCAGGTTCACTGGCTAAGGCTGGCAACGGTGCCATCATTCAGGGACGACCTGACGATGTCAGTGTTGTGCAGGTTGGCAAGACAGCAGACTTTGCTACTGCTGCCAACATGGCTCAGCAGATTGAACGTCGTATTGGTGAAGCATTCCTGCAACTCAACATTCGACAATCAGAACGAACCACAGCAGAAGAGGTACGCCTCACACAGCTCGAACTAGAGCAACAGCTTGGTGGTCTCTTTAGTTTGCTGACCGTTGAGTTCCTTGTTCCATACCTCAACAGAACTATGATGGTTCTGCAACGGAACAATCAACTTCCTAAGATTCCTAAGGAGTTTGTTCGACCACAAATTGTTGCCGGTGTGAATGCACTTGGTCGTGGTCAAGACAGAGAAAGTCTTGCAAACTTTATGGGTACGATTGCACAGACACTTGGACCTGAGGCTTTGATGCAGTTCATCAATCCCTCTGAGGTAATTAAACGACTTGCTGCTGCACAAGGTATTGATGCTCTCAATCTAATCAAGACTGAAGAGCAGATTGCACAAGAGATGCAGCAACAACAGCAAAACCAAATCGGCCAATCGCTAGTTGATCAAGCTGGTCAGATGGCTAAAGCCCCCATGGTTGAACAAGCCATGTCTCAACAACCTACTGAATAATGGCAGAAACACTTTCCTACGATCCCACCCCTGAAGCTGATGTACTGACTGAAGAAGAACAGGACTCACTTGAGGTAGGTCAGGAGCTTAAACAGCAACAGGATCAACTTCTTGCTGGTAAATATAAGTCAGCAGAAGAACTCGAAAAAGCTTACGTTGAACTGCAAAAGAAACTCGGTGAGAATTCTGAAGAAGAGCAGGGTGAGGCTGAGCCTTCCGAAGAGGAAGCTCCTGAAGCTTCACCTGCTCAGTCTTTGATCACTGATGCTTCTGCTGAGTATGCAGAGAAGGGTGAGTTGTCTGACGAGATGATGTCTAAGTTCTCAGAGATGAGCAGCAAGGATCTTGTCCAGGCATACATGGAGATGCAGGCCAATGCTCCTCAAGCTGAGCCTGCTGAACCAGTTGAGCTTTCTGATAACGATGTAAACGCTATCAAGAACTCAGTTGGCGGTGAAGCAGTTTATGAGAAGGTCATTGATTGGGCTAGCAACAATCTCAATGAAACACAGATTAAAGCTTTCGATGACATTGTCGCTACCGGCAATGCTGATGCCATTCAAATGATGGTCAATGGATTGAAGTCACAGTACGACTCTAACAATGGCTTTGAAGGACAGATGCTGTCCGGCAAGGCACCTAAGAGTAGTGGTGATGTGTTCCGTAGTCAGCAACAGGTAGTGGAAGCGATTGCTGATCCACGTTATGACCGTGATCCTGGCTACCGGAACGAAGTTCTGGAGAAACTCGAACGTTCTGATGTGACCTTCCGATGACAACAGTTACTGAAGACGGCGGTCGCACAAACATCTACGCAAAAGAACCACCTATGACACTCATGGATGTGACTGAAACTCACAATGAAAAAGCTGAGAAGCTTAACGGTCGTCTTGCAATGCTGGGCGTCCTGGCTGCTCTGGGCGCTTACGCGCTGACTGGACAAATTATCCCTGGTATTTGGTAATGACTGTACGACCCTACGAAGAAGCTCAGCGTGCTGCTGAGCCTAAAGCACCTGCTAAAAAAGCACCTGCTAAGAAGAAAGAAGATTCCGACAACATGTCTGTAACTACACTCTCTTCCTAATGAGCCTCTACGAAAACATCAACAAGCGAAAGAAGGCTGGTACTTCTCGCCCTAAATCTAAATCTACTGTCAGTAAAAAATCATACGCAAATATGAAGGCTGGCTTCCCTAAATCTAAATCTTCTAAGAAAAAATGAAATCTATTATTGCTGCCGGTTTCCTCCTCGGCTGTGCCCATGGCGCTATTGCTGGTCCCTACGCAAACATTGAAGCCAACTCTGGTTTTGTCGGATCTGATTACGGTGGCTCTGTCACCGATGTCCACGTCGGTTACGAAGGTGAAAGCTGGTACGTGCAGGGTGGTCCTGCTTTGCTGGCACCTGATGACGCAGATGGTGACGTCGAACTGTCCGGCAAGATTGGTGGTAGCTACCCCGTGAGTGAAGCTCTGTCTGTCTACGGCGAGTTCTCTTTCCTCACTGGTGATGACGACAACAGCTACGGCACTAAGGTCGGAGCTAAGTACAACTTCTGATATTTAATACAGCCCTTCACTGGACGTGAGCCTTGGGAGGGCTTCATTAAAGTGCTCAAATACATACCTTCGGAAACAACAACCCTGCACTTTTAATGACCGCTGTACTTCAACAACAACAACAGAGGTCTACCTGGGATGAGTTTTGCTCCTGGGTAACCTCTACTAACAATCGACTTTATGTCGGCTGGTTTGGGATCCTCATGATCCCTTGCCTGCTGGCTGCAACCATTTGTTTTATCACTGCATTTATTGCAGCTCCTCCTGTAGACATCGATGGAATCAGAGAACCAGTCTCAGGCTCCCTGCTCTATGGAAACAACATCATATCGGGAGCCGTCGTTCCGAGCAGCAATGCCATCGGACTACACTTCTACCCAATTTGGGAAGCTAATTCACTTGATGAATGGCTCTACAACGGGGGTCCATACCAGCTCGTCGTGTTCCACTTCCTCCTTGGCGTCTTTGCTTACATGGGACGAGAGTGGGAACTTAGCTATCGACTAGGGATGCGTCCCTGGATCTTTGTTGCTTACTCCGCACCTGTAGCTGCAGCTACTGCCGTGTTTCTTGTCTATCCCTTTGGACAAGGATCCTTCTCTGACGGAATGCCACTCGGTATCTCCGGTACTTTCAACTATATGTTGGTCTTTCAGGCGGAACATAATATCCTTATGCATCCATTCCATATGCTGGGAGTTGCTGGCGTCTTCGGCGGCAGTTTGTTCTCTGCTATGCATGGCTCTCTGGTTACCTCCAGCCTTATCCGTGAGACTACTGAAGAGGTAAGTCAGAACTACGGCTATAAGTTCGGACAGGAAGAAGAGACATACAACATCGTCGCCGCCCACGGTTACTTCGGACGACTGATCTTTCAATATGCATCTTTTAACAATTCTAGGTCGCTGCACTTTTTCCTCGCAGCTTGGCCTGTCGTCGGCATCTGGTTTGCCGCCCTCGGCGTCAGCACCATGGCTTTCAACCTCAACGGGTTCAACTTCAATCAATCCATTATTGAAGGTGAAGGTCGTGTGGTGAACACCTGGGCTGACATCCTCAACCGTGCCAACCTCGGCTTCGAGGTGATGCATGAGCGGAATGCACACAACTTCCCGCTTGATCTTGCATCCGTGGAGACCACTCCCGTGGCACTCATGGCACCTGCCATTGGCTAACTAATTCGTACGTTCATCTATGTTTGACATTCGAGTCTGTGATGATGGTGCTCGCGTTATCCGTGATGCACTGAGACTGTATAAAAAGCAGTGGCCTGGTGGTCACCCGCAAGAGCAAAAAGATATTGAGTTCTTGGAAACACAGTTCACCAAAATGGTACTTGAGTCAACCATAGACGCATGACCTCCTAAGCATGGAACGGGGCTTAGGTTTTATCTAGGTACGAACTCATGTCCAACATCGTTATCCGCTACATCCAAAACGCTAAGAAGAAAGCTGAAACCTACAAGGTTGATGCTCTTCGTTATCGTGGTGTAGTTTACAAGCAACTGGTTAAGTAAGCTTACAGGGAGGTGCAAGTCCTCCCACCAGTCTTGGCGTTGGCCTTCTACGGAAGATACCCTTCGCCGTCTAGACGGTGGGAATAGACCACAAAAATTTTGATCGATCGAAAAGGCTACATATTTCTAATTTCTTTATTACTTACTAATGGCTAATGTCAATCAGGTAAGTCTGGGTAGGGCTAATAACCCCGGTGCAAACCCCGCGCTTACCGCTGTCAATAACCGTGACCTTTACTTGGACCTGTTTTCAGGTGAGGTCTTCAAAGGTTTCCAACACAACTCGATCGCTCGTGACCTCGTCATGAAGCGCACGCTGAAGAACGGTAAGAGTCTTCAGTTCATCTACACGGGTCGCACCAAGGCGGAGTACCACACCCCTGGCACCCCGATCCTCGGCAACTCGGACAAAGCTCCTCCGGTGGCAGAGAAGACGATCACGGTCGATGACCTGCTGATCAGCTCCGCCTTCCTGTATGAGCTGGATGAAACCCTTGCTCACTACGAGCTGCGCGGCGAGATCTCACGCAAGATCGGCTACGCCCTCGCTGAGACCTATGACCGGAAGATCTTCCGCAGCATCACTCGCGGTGCACGTCAGGTCTCCCCGATCTCCGCTACCGGCTACACCGAGCCTGGCGGTACTCAGATCCGTCTCGGTACTGCTACCGACAGCTCTGACGCTACTAACGCTGACTCTCTGATTGCAGGTTTCTATGACGCTGCAGCTGCTCTCGATGAGAAGGGTGTCAGTGGAGACGGGCGTGTGGCAGTCCTCAACCCTCGCCAGTACTACGCCTTGATTCAAAAGGTTGGCGACGGTGGTCTTGTTAACCGTGACGTCCAGGGCTCTGCTCTGCAGTCCGGTCAAGGCGTTGTCGAAATCGCTGGTATCAAGATCTACAAGTCCATGAACCTGCCTTTCCTTGGCAAGTTCGGTACTAACTCCAACCTGCCTCTGGCTGGTGACTTCGTTGGCGAAACCATGCCTGCTGACGGAGTTGTGACTGGCGACAACTATGGCTCCCGTAACAACTACGGTGGTCAAGTCTTCGGCAAGTCCTGCGGATTGATCTTCCAACGTGAAGCCGCAGGTGTTGTGGAAGCTATCGGACCTCAAGTCCAAGTGACCAGTAACGACGTGTCCGTGATGTATCAGGGCGACCTGATCGTTGGCCGTCTCGCTATGGGCGCTGACTACCTGAACCCCGCAGCTGCTGTGGAGTTCGTGTGTGACGTTGCTCCTACCGTTACCTCTGGCGCTGTGGCTACCTCCGGTGCTGCTGCATTCTGATTTACCTATCTATTTATTAGATCTACGGGGGACCTTCTGGTCCCCTTTTTTTTATTCATATGACTACTCCCTCTACGATTTCACTCGATACCGAACTATCCGCAGTTAACTCTATTCTGGGGAGTATCGGTCAGTCTCCAGTTACCAGTCTCGACTTCACTAATCCTGAAATTTCTTTTATTCATAATCTTCTTCGTGAAGTTAATGTCGATGTACAGAATGAAGGCTGGGCTTTTAACACTGAATATCACGTCACCTATTCACCTGACACCAATGGTTATTTCGTCATTCCTCCTAACGTAATTAGGTTTGACGTTCACGATAACCAGAACATTAAAACCACTGATGTAGTTAAACGCAACGGAAGGCTCTATGACAAGTACAACCACACCGATGTATTCACAAGTGACCTCAGTCTGGACGTCGTCACTCTTTACGAGTTCTCTGATCTTCCTTCTGTTTTCCAACGCTACATTACTTACCGTGCTGCTGGCAGGGCTGCTGCTCAGCTTGTGGCAAATCCTCAATTAGTAGAGCTTTTATCTACACAGGAAGCTCAGGCACGTGCTGCCTGTATGGAATACGAATGTGATCAAGGCGATCACACCTTTATGGGTTGGCCTGATGGCACCTCATACAACGCTTATAAACCTCATCACGCACTACGTCGCTAATGGCAAGCATTACTCAAACTATCCCTAGTTTTACTGGAGGTATCTCACAACAACCTGATGAGCTGGTACTACCAGGGCAGGTGAAAGATCTAGTTAACGGTATCCCTGACATCACGGATGGTTTGGTAAAGCGTCCTGGCAGTAGGTTTATCAGTGCACTGTCCGGTGCGTCTGCAGGCACTTGGTTCAGTTACTACCGTGATAAAAGCGAAGGGGCTTACATCGGTCAAGTACAAAGAGATGGTGCAGTAAAGATCTGGAATACCTCAGGTAGTCTGGTCCATAACGGCAGTGCTAACGGATACCTTGCACACACCACTGATGAAGACCTGAAGTTTCTTACTGTTGCTGACACTACGTTTGTCACTAACAGCACCGTTGAGGTGCAACGTACAGGTAATAAGTCTGGCGTTAGAAGCCCTACTCACCAAGTGTATGTTGAGCTACGACAAGTTGCTCACGGTAGAGAATATAGCTTTGATGTAGCCACACCTAGTGCCACAGAAAGTGCGTTAGATGGCAACGGTCGTGGTCGTGTTATTCAAGCCACATTAAAAGCTGTTACCTATCCAACCATTACACGGGGGGATCAAGATAGTAGTACCACATATCAAGGGATTGACCCGAAGCTCCAATACTCAGGTAGTGAGGTTTTAACAGCAACAGGTGGATCTGGCAGTGGCCTGATAGTCAGGCTTACTGTAACTGGACAGGTTGCTGTTTCTGATCAGGCTTCTGAGGTCGTACATGGCGATGATTATGTCGGTATTTACAACAAACAAATCGAAATCCTCCACGGTGGACGTGGTTATCAAACATCAGACAGCAATGTACAGGTGCAGATGCACGGCGTTAACTATGGGATTAACATCGTAGAAATTCAACAGATCAACGTAAAAGCTGATCTTGGATCTTTTCGTCCTGGTCCTACTACATTTGATGCTAACGCTACTGTTTCTCCTGACGTTATCTTAAGTAAAGCTACCTCTTCTGGTTTAGGTGTAACCGTAGATAAAATCGGCAATGGCTTGTTCCTGTCTAGCAATAGTGCATTTATTGTTACGACAATGCAGCCTGATCTTTGGAGAATCACAACTACTGAGGTGAACGATCCTGCTGATCTACCACGTCAATGTAGACATAATATGATAGTCAAGGTTGTTAGCAGCAGTGACTCTCAAGAGGATGATTACTACCTCAAATTTGTAGGAGACAATAACGGGAACGGTCCTGGGCGATGGGAAGAAACGATTGGTCCTGATGTGTATACCTCATTAGATGCCAACACCATGCCTCACATTATTCAACGACAGAATAATGGTTCTTTCACCGTAGGTACATATAACTGGCTACCGCGTGAAGTTGGTGATCAACAAACCAATCCATTCCCGTCTTTGATGAAAAACGTTGCAGCCAACGAAGGTAGAAAGATCTCTCAAACATTTTTCCACAGGAACCGGCTCGGATTTCTATGTGAAGACAACATTATCCTCAGCCGTGCAGGTGAGCCTGGTAACTTCTTCCAAGAATCTGCTTTAGTTATTGGTGCTTCTGATCCTATTGATATTGAAGCAAGTTCTACGCAACCTACTCTTCTTAAAAACGCTATTGAAACCAACACTGGCCTGGTTGTCTTTGCGGAAACTCAGCAGTTTCTGCTGCATACCGATAGTGATACGTTGACTCCTGAGACTGGTAAGGTCTCTAACATCTCTACCTATAGATACAGCCCTCAGACAGCTCCTATTTCTTTAGGTACTACTATTGCTTTCTTAGATAGTGCTGGACGTAATGGCAGATTCTTTGAGATGTTTGATATACGTAGAGAGGGTGAACCAAGTATGGTTGAGCAGACCAAGGTTGTTCCTAGGTTGCTACCTACCGACTTGACTGTCATCACTAATAGTCGTGAAAACAATACAGTCTTTTTGAATAAGGCTGGTGAGTCTGACATCTATGGCTATCGCTATTTTAATACTGGTGACCGACGTGTTCAGTCATCTTGGTTTAAGTGGACGTTGCCTTTTAATGTACATCATTTGTTTGTGTTGGATGATGAGTTGTACATTGTCCAGAGCGGTCAGTACAACTTACTAAAGATTCCTTTGCAAGAGATCGATACTACTCGTGAAGCTGTTGGTGATGACTTTTATGGTGACGCTACTAAGTACCGTATCCACTTGGATTCATCTAAATCATTGACTGCTGGATCTTACGACGGAACCTATACAGAAGTAGCTTTTACTTCTGCAGGATCTGGTGTTGGCACTCAACTAGCTGCTGTTAATTTGACAACTGGTGAGGTCTTCATCGAAGACACTACTCAACGCAGCGCACCTTCCTATAAATTCCTTGGGGACTTTGGTGGTGACACAGTTGTAGTTGGTTGGTTGTATGAAATGAAGGTTGATCTGCCACGTATCTTTGTCAAACAAAAAGCAGGTGAACTGGTAACTTCTGATCTAACTGCTTCGTTAACTATTCAACGTGTGAATATGCGGTTTGGTCCTGTCGGACAGATTGATGTTGATCTAAAGCGGCTGGGTAAATCTACTGTCACCACACAGTATGAAGCACTTCCAATGGATCACTACGATGCAGACGAAATTTCTATGGTGTCTGAAAAATCACAGCAAGTGCCTGTGTATGAGCGTAATAAAAACTGCAACATTACTCTTAAGTCCTTTCACCCTGGTCCTGCATCATTCCGTTCGATGACTTGGGAGGGTGATTACACTCCCATGTACCACAAGCGTGTCTAAATACATCCATAAATGTACAGTACAGGCTGCCTACGAGGTGGCCTGTAATCTCCTTCCAGAAGATCGTAAAGAGGTTGTCGAAGGTCACGGACGTGACCCTAAACGCAGCCTGCCAATAGGTGCTAAGTATGGCGATTCTGTCTACTTCACAGTGCCGAACGGTGAGCTTGCTGGATGTGCAGGGGTAGGTCCACAAGGCGATATATGGATGCTGTGCACTCCCGCCATACATAAATACCCCATTACATTCGCCAGAGAAGCGAAACGCTATGTAGAAGGTCGATCTGAAAAGCTTCTTTGGAACATAGTTGATAAGCGAAACACCACCCATCTCAAGCTTCTCAAATTTCTAGGTTTCAAATTCCTTAGGGAGTTTCCCCATGGACCTAACAATTTAACCTTTATAGAATTTTGCCGTGTGCGATCCCGTTAGTGCAATGATGGGTGCTGGTCAAGCTATATCAGCTATTGGTAGTTATCAATCAGCATCCGCACAAACAGCAGCTAAGAACCAACAAATTGCTGCGAACTATAATCAACGAAGAGTAGCTTACGAAAAGGGTAATCTAGATAGACTTGCTATCTATAACGCCCAAGTTATTGACACTAAGATCAATCAAGATGAGATTGGTTTTGCTGCACGTAACGCTATCTCTACTAACACTTTAGCTGAAGCTGAAGCTGATAGACAACTCGAAGCCAAACTCCAACAAATACAACTTGCAAAACTAAAAGGTACTGGTGTTGCTAACGAAGGTGGTCGATCTCGTTCGTACGGTAAAAATCAAATCCTTGCTGCTGGAAGATCTGAAGGTGCTATTGCTGCCACACGTGATCGCCTCAGTGTTGCTTCGTTTATCCGTAGGCGTCAAACGCTTGAGGAAGCTAATCAAGAAAGGATTAAGCAGTGGCGTTCGGTCAACATGGGTCCTGGTGAAGCAGGTCCTGCTCCTGAAATGCCTAAGTTCCTTAAGGGTCCTTCCAAGCTTGGTTTAGTTGTTGGACTTGCAGGTGCTGCGCTGACTGCGGCTGCTCCGGCACTTGCTAAGAAGCCTGGTCTTTCAGGAAGTACAAATCCAATCAATCCTGCTGCTCCCAGTATCAATCAAAACGCAATCGTGACACAGCAAGGTATTGGTTTGCCCATGCTTAACCCAACCGTAGGATGACCTATTCACAACAAATACAAAATCAAACACAGTCCTACAATCGAAATCTAGACAATTACTTTGGTAGTGTCACTGATAACTACAGGACTGAAGTTGCCAATGCTGGACGATTTGGTCAGGACCTACAGGTCATTGGTAGTGGTCTTAAAACACTTAGTACCAAGCTTGAGGAACGCCGTGCCGAGCTTAAGAAAAAGGCAGATGTCAACTACACCAATCGTATTCTCGAAATGTACGCTAATGGTGAGCTTGACCATCTCAACACTGATCCTCTAGCAACGCCAGAAGATATGGCGGACAGGATCAAAGCTGTCACTGATCAGGTCCGTGCTGGTATGCCTCTTGAATGGGGTACTAATTTTCTAAATGTAGATGACTACCAGAATCGTGTTGTTCAGCAAGCTTTGATTGCTGCCAAGACAGCTAATGCTGCTGAGGATATTAAAAAGATTGTCACTAGCAGAAAGCTTGATGTATCTAATTCTTCTAACATAGCTGGCTCAGTAGCCGCTGCTAGAACCGAGTGGATTTCCAACAATCTTACTGGATTTGATAATGATCTAGTCATCAAAAATGTTCCTGAACTGCTTAAACAGTCAACGAAGGTATCTGACGCCTACCAAACAGCAAACAACATGCGTAACTCGGTTCGTATTGAAAACGAACTAACTGTTGCTGCACAGACCGGATCTATGTCTGTGTCTGAGATCTTTGCTAAGGCTGCCCTGACATTTACCGACGAGGGTAAGCCGCGTAACGCCGCCCAGGTCAATGACTTCGTTAACAGTATCTACAAAAACATTGCTAGCCAAGGTCGTTTTGTAGGTGTTGCTCGTCGCAACTACGTCGAACACAAGCCCTCTTGGGGCGGTGGTAAGACACTTGGTGAGCTAAAGGAAGGCTTTGTTGCTGAGCTAGATACAGATACATCCAAGGCACAGAAAGAGCAGGTTGGTAACTTCCTACGTGGTAGAGAGGTTGCGGCTGCACAGGTTGCACAGGCTGACTTCCAAGAGTACGAAGATCTAGTTGCTACTGGCAATCGTCCCAATGATGATTGGGTTGCCCTCAAGCTAAGCAAATTTAAGGAGGAGCATGGTGAGGCAGATGCTTCACTCTATCTTCGTATGTTTACTGATGAAGAGGTGTTTGCAGCAGATGCTCTACGGCAAGTTGAAGTCAAACTTAAACAATCAAATGGCATTATCTATGACGATGAGCCTTTGCTTAAGTATTTAACTATTGAGCAACGAAATAATCTTGGTTCTGTTATTCAGCCTGCCAAAAACAAGCAAGCTATTACTGATCTAGAGACAAGAGCTACACGCCTTATTGATGGTCGTCTGGGTAAAGAAAATAAATTAGCCGGTGCTAAGCCTGGTCTCTACAACGACAAAGGTGAGTGGATTAGGAACGGTGCTATCGATGAATACAACCGTCTGTTTGCAGAAGGCAAAGCTATGGGTCTTGCAGATGACAAGGCTTATGAGCGGGCTATCAAAACAGTGCTACCTGATGTCGGAATGGGCGGTACTTTTGACACCCTTGATCAGGTTTATACCAATGACACAGCCGCACGTAAGTTTACTGAAAAAGTAACCCGCTGGGTTGGTAATAACGCGAACAGGCTGCCAGATGTCAATGAAATAGAAGTACCTAAATCTATGCTTGACTCTATTGAAAAATATCAAAAGGGAATAATCACTGTACCTCCTGCACTGACCAACCTGTCTGATCGTATCCCTGGCAAAGGACCTGCTGATCTTGCTGAGATCCTTATGTCCGCTGGTGGTCGTCAGTTCAAACTGCCTGAAGCTGAGGAAGCTGCACGGACTATCCGTTCTGTCTATCCGAACGGTAACTCTATCTATCGCAAGATGAGTTATGTGAGCCCTGCTAATTCAGATCAAGCTGGTATTGAGTTGGGTTCTTATGCACTTGGGTATAGAAGTGACGAGGTTCTTCACCCTGCTCTACAGGGCAACTTTGAAGACAACATGTTTATTAGCATTGGCGTAAACGAAGGCACTCGTACAATTGATGGTGGTTTTACTGATGCCTACCATGGGCATGAAGATCCATTGGTTGCTGGTCGTCAAAACCGCGGAACTATTAGTGCTGAAGCAGCATCAGGTGAAGAAGCAGATGCTACTTGGAAGCCAATTCTTGCAAAAACACGTAGTCAATATAAAAACACTTTAGTTGACATGGGTATCCCGGTTGGAAGCACTAACTACCAAGTGTTGATGTTTAACATTCTTGACTTGCGTGTACAAGCTCCTGCTGCAATACCTGACTTTGTCGCACAAATTCCTGACGTTATTCAAGGCGGTGTTTCCGCGGAAACTGTCGGACGTGCACGGGCAAATGCTTTTATTAACCCCGCTACTGGTCAGCTAGAAACTAACTTTGATAGCTATGAAGATCTCCTGAGGGATCAAATGGCTCGATCTATGACAATTGTCACTGGGAAACGTGGCTAACTAACTAAACAACTATGGAAGAAAATTTGATCTCTACGGAGACAATTCCAGAGGCAATTGCTAACGCTGATGTGCAGCTTGAGTTCCTGACTAATGAGCAGGCTGCACAAACCCCTGAATCTACGGACGACGGAGTTGCTGCACCTCAGCAGGCTGAGCCTGAATCTGATCCAACTGAAGAACCAGAGCGTAAAAATAAAGAGGTTCCCTATCACCTACTGGGTATTGAACCACCTGATGAAAACGACCCTGGCTTACAGCTTGTCGAAAGTCTGGACAAACCAGCCGAGGAATACGGTCCACTAGAAAACTCCCTTGAGGCCAGCATGGCTCTCGCTCAGGGCATCTTTAGTGGTATTGAGTCCTTCGGAACTGCAGGTCCCAGATATAAGGACATGCTTGAGGGTAAAGATCCTGGTGATCCTAACTACACACCTAGCTGGGCACCTTATAGCGTCTCTCACCCAATCCTCAAAACTAAGTGGGGACAGATTGCAGAGAACGTTGCTCACTACACCACTATTGGTGCAGGTCTTTTCAAGATGGGTCTCACCAACCCGACCTTGCTTGCAGGTGGCGCTGCTGCTATCTCGAATAAATCACAACAACCGAACTCGGATCCCCTGAATTCATTCAGGACTTTGATGCCTTTCTTGGATGACATCCCTGTTCTCAATACGGCTATCGATACTTTTGCAGTTGATGATTTTGATCATCCATTGATGAAGACCGCCAAAAACGTCTTGCAAGAGATGGGTCTTGCCTATGCATTTGACGCTGCTCTCAGTGCTTTCTTTGGCAACAACCCTAAGTACAAGCAACTAGAAGCTGAGCAAAGAGCAAACGTTGATCGTCAAATCGAAGAGATGGCGATCTATCAGGTTGAGGTGCAAGACCTTGGTCCTACTCCTCCTCCCCGTCTGCCTGGTCAAGAACAACCCCTTCTGCCACCTGCTGAGTTTGACGGCTACGTCAACAAACCAGTGGCTGATATGCATCAGGGAAACGCTACCCCTACGGGTAAACCGTCCAAGGTTCTTAAGCAGCTCAACCAAATCGATGCAGAAAACATCGACGGTGGCAGCACCGATCCGATCTTCACCCGTGCTCAGGTCCGCCGTATGGCTGACAACAACGGCATGGGCGCTGCAGAGATGCGCGAGATCGCTGAAGACCTGTTGTCTGATGAAGCCTATAGAAACCTTGTAGAGGGTGCTTACGAGTCCCGCAAGAGCGTTGCAGAGGTCTTTGGTCCTTCGTTCCGTCGTTACCAGCAGATCATTGGTCACGATGCGATGAAACTTCCTCCTGAGGAGTTCTGGAAAGAGATCCTTGACGATGCACCGATGCAAACAGGTGCTGGTCCTGCCTCTCCAAACCTCACTGCTATCTCCACCGAAAACGTAGTTGTCACCGACCTTGTGGTCAGTCACCTGTTTAAGCAGGCACAGACACAAGCCAAGGCTCTACGCGAAATCATGTCGTATGGAGACATCTGGGCAAAGAGTGGTCCTATGCAGGGCTTGCGAGACAACCTTGTCTTTGGCATGGGTCAAGCTCGACGTGCAAGAAAGCTTGCTTCCTACAACCTGCTCAAACTCCGTCAATCAAAGAACCCACTGAAGATCAGCAAACGCGATCTTCCTAGCCCTGAGGAGTTTGCTAAAGAGCTGGAAGATGTGTTTGCAGACACAAGAACCAATATCGACTTCTTCTTTGAAGTTGTCGAAAAGATGGATGATCCTGAGCTGAACTCAGCAATCATCGAGATCTTCTCTTCTTCTGAGAACACCCGTAACTGGATGGACCTTGAAGCTTATATGCGGAAAAAGGTTCGTGGTGGTGACCTGAATGGTCGCATCACCCCAGGTCAGCTACGTCGTGAGCTGGATGCTGTGTGGATTAACAGTGCACTTAACAGTGTCAAAACACCTCAACGTGCATTGATTGGTACTGCTGAATACACTTTCCTTAGAACTCTTAGTCGGTTCTTTGGTGCCAAGATTCGTGGTGCTATGGGATTTGCTAGAGGTAAGCAGGTTGATCCTATTAACCAGGCTGAGGCAACAGCCCAGATGGTTGCTTACTTTGAAGCCCTCCCTGACGCCTGGAAAGTTTTCTATTCTAAAATCAAAGGCAACTTTAGTAAACCTACCGGCACTTACGACAACAGGTTTTCACGGTATTCATCTAACGAATTCAACTGGAATCTTGCCGAGAAGTTCTACAAAGAACAACGTCGTGGAGACTTCATGGACCGTCGCATGTATGACATTGCTAAGTCCGGTTGGTGGTTGAACGGACGTCGTCTTGCTTCCTGGAGCAACCGTGTCCTAAGCCCCATTGATGATGCCTGGAGGTTTGTTCAAGCTAAGCAACGCGCTAAGACACTCGCTGTCCGTGAAGTCATGGAAGGTGTCAAGAGAGGCGACTTTGCTGAGCTGACTCCTGAGTTGATGAAGCAAGCTGATGAGTTGTACTTCAATCGTTTGCTCGACGATGAAGGTAACATTGACATCTTCAAAGATCCCTATCTTCAAAAGATTACTCAGGAAGATACGTTGACCACGCCTCTTGAGGGTGCTCCTAAGGCACTTGTCCAGATGGCAAACGAAAACTGGTTCTTCTCTAGGTTTGCTGCTTTTGCAACACCAGCTTGGAATGACATCGTTATGAATGTCAAAAACACTCCCATTGTTGGTGCCTTTTTAGATGAGTCACGTGCAATCATGAGTGCTACTGCTGATGACTTCGTAGAAAAAGCAGGTAAGTACGGTATTAAGAACGTTCGTGATCTAGAGGCTGCTAAGGATGACATCGTTGGTCGTCAGGCTATTGGTGCAATTGTTGCTGGCTCTTACCTCTATAAGCATATGCAAGGTGAGGCTAAAGGTCCTGGCAGTGTTGACTCCAAGCAAAAGACTCTGACTAAGCAGTTTGGTCGAAAGGATAACTTTGAGTATTACGGTGCTGTTGGTCTCCCTTCCAATGCACTCCAGACCCACTGGCTATTGAAATCCGGTATTGGTCTGGTCATGGATAACGCCCACAAGATGGGACCTGAATGGGTCGATAACTCTATTTGGAAAATTGGCTCTGCTATTGCAGCTACGGCTACTGACTCCACCATGCTTAAGAACATCAACGAACTCATGGAGATGTTGACCTTAAGTCCTGAGGCTGGTTTTGGTCGCATTGCTGGGTCTCTGACTAACACTCAAGTTCCATTAGGTGGTCTTCGTAATGATGTGGGTAACACTCTTGACGGTGCACTTAAAGAAGTTAACTCTGACCTTTTGAGTAGTATCAAGAACCGCAATAAGTGGCTTGGTGTTGTCGATAATCCTTTAACTCGTGTTCCTGGCGAACCTCTGCCAGACAAAAAGAACATGCTTAACGGTAAGATCATTAACGAGCAACCACCGCTTGTTAAGTTCTTCAATGCTGTATCCGCTATTCCTCTTGATATTGCAGACGATAGCCGTGCTTTAGAAGCTATTGAACGGTCTAACCTTGACCTTAGTATGGCTACTTGGTTTAGCCCTGACGGTGATTCACTGCAAGATTATCCTGCTCTGCGTAGTGCTTTCCAAGGTGCTATTGGTGATTGGCGAGATGACAAAGGCAACTCCTTTGAGGATCGCATTCTAGAAATCTACGATCGTCCTGAGACTCAGCGCACTATCGAACAGATGGAGCGTGATGTCGGCCTGACAACTAAGGTGCTTGATTTTGTCGGTAACTTTGTTGAAACTAAGGAAACGAAAGCAGCCAAAGAACGTCTGGGTAATGACCCTATGTTCTATGCACACAACGTCGCATATAAGAATCTTCTAGATCTAGTTAGGTCTGAAGCTTATGCCACCTTGCGTGACCGCGAAGACTTCCAAGAGGTCGAAGAACTGTCCCGTCAGCAGAGACAACGTAATGCCCAACTCAATCTTGACTCTGTTTACGACCCCAAAAAAGACAACTTAGAACCCGTTCTTAACTATAACAACCCCTAATGGCTGAATCTCAATACACAGCTCCAGCCACTTACACGATTACTTTTCCTTCGTTGTCTCAAGCCGAGGTCAAGGTAAGTGTTAACGGAGCAGAACTTTCGAGCAGTGACTACTCTATTGCAGGTTATGCAACCTCTGGCAGTGGCACTGTAACAATCACCTCCACCGTTAATACTGGCGACATTGTTCGTATCTATCGTGATACTGATGTCGCTACTCCTGAAGCTACATTTGCTGCAGGTGCTTCTATCAAAGCTGCTGACCTCAACAACAATAACCAACAGCTTCGTTATAAACTAGAAGAAAAGATTGACTCTAGTAACATTGCTTCCCGAGCTGTTACTACTGATGCGTTGCGTGATCTTAACGTTACGCGGGATAAGATTGCTAATGATGCAATCGATAACTCAAAGCTTGATGACAACTGTATTGCTATTGAGCAAATGCAGGACAACTCGGTAAGTACTAACGAGATTGTCAATCTTTCGGTTAATAATGATAAGCTTGCTGACAACTCAGTTAGTCTTGCCAAAATGCAGGACAACTCAGTTGATACTGCTGAGCTTGTAGATAATGCTGTCGAAACAAATAAAATCAACGCTGCTGCAGTCACAGAACCAAAGCTTGCAGTTGATAGTGTAACCACAGCTAAGATTGTTGACGGTAACATTACTCACGCAAAAATCCAAGATAACGCTGTTATCACGGTCAAGATTGCTGACGGTAATGTAACTAACCCTAAGCTTGCTACCGATTCAGTCTCTACTGCAAAGGTACAAGATGATGCAATCACAGAGCCTAAGCTTGCCGCTAACTCTGTTACTAACCGTCAGATAGCCAACGGCTCTATCGACGGTGCAAAGTTGACTGACGGCACTGTTGACGTTGACAAGATCAAAGGTCTTGACATTGTCACTACTGCTGAGCAAAACGCTGGCTCTCCTACTTGGACTGGTGTTGATGACGTACTTGCATCTATTGGTGCTATTGAGCGTCGTCACGATGTTCTTTATCAGAACACGACTCCCAGCGGTACTGACTGGGCTATTGGCAAGATGTGGTACGCCCACGGCCAAGACCAGACACTTTCTGTCTGGAGTGGTAGCAACTGGATTGGTATCTCTTCTGGCGGTACGTTTGTCACCCAGCCAACTGTGATCTGGGTTGATGGTGAAAACGGTGATGACAACAACGATGGTCACCGAATCATCGACTCAATGAAGACCATTAAAGCTGCTGTGACTTCTGCTGATGCAGGGGACATTGTGCTTGTGGCTCCTGGTGTCTACCGAGAAGCTGCGCCTATCGACATTACGGTTAACAACCTGTCGATCATTGGTCAGTCTCTTCGTAGTTGTTTTGTACACCCAACTCCTGCAACTGAGGAAAGCGTTCTGTTCCGTGTTAACAGCGGTACACAGATTGCCAACTTCTCTATGGCTGGCATGAAGGCTAGCGGAACACGTGGTGGTCACTCTGTTGATAACGACAGCACCTACGGTCTTCCGACTAACCAGGGATGGGCTATCAGTTTTTATCCCAACTCAATTATTTACAAGAGTCCCTACGTTCAGAACTGCACATGTTTCATGGACAGTGGAATCTACAACCACACCCAAGCTGAGTACAACGCTAACAACAGCCTTGGCGGTTTCTTTGATCCTAACAACGTAAACCAAGGTGGTTTTGGTGGTGACCGTACGTCATCTCCTACTGGTGGTGGTCTCTACATTGACGGTAACCAAGTGTCTAGCAGCTCTCCGCTGCGGTCCATGGTTGTTGACTCATTTACACAGATCAACCTGGATGGTCCGGGTGCTCTGGTGTGTAACAACGCCTATGCACAGTTTGTGTCGTTCTTTGGCACCTTCTGTCACTACCACTGCAAGTCACTGAATGGTGGTCGTGTCAACCTCAGCAACTGCACAACTGACTACGGTCGGTATGGTTTGATTGCTGACGGTAAATCCACGTCTGCTCTTTATTCAACTGTCACTTCACAGGCAGCATCAGCAGGTGATCTCTATGTAGACATCACAAAGGCATCTGCTCCGTCGAGCTGGTTTGGGTCTGGTGCTTTTGCCACCCGTCCTACCGATGACATGCTGATGCAGATTGGTAGTGACCTCTATGCACTGACTGGGTCTGACATCCTTAACAGCAGTGGTGTTGTCGATAACACTGAATCAAACCCGACTGGATACCGTGTCCATGTCATCCGTACTGCTTCTGCTAACCGCTCGACCAACCTCGGTCTGATCGGCAACGTTTCAAGCGGTACAAGCGTCTCGTTCTTCTTCCGTTCCTACATCAGCTCCGGTGGTCACACCTTCGAGTATGTGGGTGCAGGTACTGACTACGACGCAGCTCCTGAGAACGGTGGTCAGCCTGTAGAGGCAAACCGTACTGTTGAGCGTAATAACGGTGCCGTGTGGCAGTCCAGCACTGACCACAACGGTAAATTCACCGTGGGTAACTTCATGGTGGTTGACCAGAAATCTGGTCTTTGTGAGATCAATAACATTAACGGTCTTGCGTTCCCAACGTCTGATGGCTCTGCCAACAACGTCCTGTCTACTAACGGATCAGGCACGCTGACCTGGCAATCGATTAGCGCCCTGGGTGGTTCAGGTATCAACAACCTGAATGAAGACACCTCTCCACAACTGGGTGGTGATCTTGACGTTGTCACCTATGACATCGTTTCTAC